CAGTTCTTTATCAGGTGTTAGACATCCACTATCCCTTTCAGTTCGTAGAAGTTGGTAGAGTTCTTGTGCTTGTTGCTCCGTCAATTCTACCACATAACTTTTCTTTACTTCAATCATTTTACTTTCTCCATAAACGGTGGGTGTTTTACCATACATTCGTTCCCAATCACCTTCATCCATTTGAGTTCTCCTTTGTTTCCTACTATTATAAGGCATCACAGGGCTCTCTGGGTGCCCTGATGTGCCAGTTCTTCAAGTGTCCTCTGCTTTTACCCATTCGGCAGTTCTCCATTCAGACCATTTCATATCAGGATTTGGTGGGCACAAATAACCACCCTGACCAACAGAAAACAACATAAAACGATACTGAATATCTGGTTTCATTCCCAGTTCATTCTCAACGATACGAAGTTCAATCATTTCACAAAAGCTCCAATAGCAGGAACATCTCCACAAATCTCATTCACTCTTCCTACTGTTTGGTCTTTGAGTGCTTGACGACACTCCAAGTTCTTATTGTATGTTTGTTGGAAGAGCACTCGTTGTTGTTGAGCATCATAGGTGATGATAGCACCAGCAACGATTGCAATAAAAAATACAAACAAAACTGCCCAATCAATTCCATCAAAGTTTTTCATAGTGCCTCCAATTCATCAGCAAGTTCAAGAATGTTCTTTTCAGTAATACCAATATACTTGAGTTCTTCTACAACTTTACGAAGAGTAGCAACAGCAATAGTATGAGGATGAGATTGTTCCATATCACCCCAATCAAATCTCACCTCTTCAATAGCATCTGCGACTGCTTGTGCCTCTTTAGTCATTTTCATTTCATTCCCCTTTCAATTGACGGATTTCACTTTCCAGTTCGTAAATGCGGTTATTCATTTCTTTGAGAAACATAATCAACGAACGACTACAAATGGTTTCTCCATTATCTTCTGAAAGATCTGAGATAAGTACAGTCATTCCAACACCGTGAGAAAACATTTCTTTTGCGTATTCTTTGGGATATTGAATGCTATAAGACATATCTGGAATAGTTTTTTCAAAGAGGGTCATAAGAGGTGTCTGTGTGTATGAGAGTATCATACCACCCACAGAACCCCACAGAGCATCCCCTGTTCCAGTTCGTCAAGTGTCCTCAAAACCTATTCACATAAACCTCAAAGGTTATTTTGTTCCACTCATTATATCCATTTCCATACTCATACTGGATACTTGTTGTGCTCTGTTTTTTCTACTCATAATGCCTCTACCTCATCAGCAATTTCACGCAACACAGATACGGGGTCTTCAAGTTCACCCCAATCGGTGCAAAGACGGTCTGCGGCAGAACGGAGAACGGCAGCAACGACTCTCTGCCTATCCCCACTTTTAGGACGCAGAGTGAATTCCATAGTAGCATCTACAATTTCTTGTGCTCTAGTTGTCACTATTCCTCCTATACCAACTAAGGTCTCTTGGTTTTGTATCAATTATACTACAATCAAATTGAAATCGTTTGTATCGTATAAAACCCCCAAACAAATGACTTGAACCAATACTTAACTGAATTGCTGGGAGTAAATCATCACATCCATAATCATCCCACTGGACTGTAATATCAAGTAGAGCAAACTTTTGGAATCTAAGGACTTGGAAAAACCATTCCTTTCCAAAATCCTCATAAGTTTCATAATCAAAGAGTTTCATACTCCGTCTCCAGTTTCATTCCACTCATCCATACGAGTAGCAAGGTCTTCACACTCTTTCCAGTGTTTCTCCACTTCTTTTACACGCCACATAAAACTATCCTCTCCGTGGTCTCCACTATACAGATAATCAATATGCCTCATGATCTCTGCCATCTTACGCATCTTGAGAAGTTGTTTCCTCAAATACTTGAGAGTTTCTGGTGAAAAATTGGGAGCATACTCATAGTCATCTAGTTTTTTGTTGTTGTTTTGGATTTCTACTTCCAACTCATCAGCAAACTGTGCTACCTTGTAGTAATCGTAACCACAGTTGCCAAAATGTCCGCCGCTCATGCTACTTGACTCCCAGAATCATAAAACAACTCATCACGCCAGTTACGACCAGCAATATCAAAAGTGAAACCCACTCGTCCAATAGAGAATAGAACTGATAAGAGTCTACCGTACCCCATACTCATTTGAAAATAAGGACATTCAATCCACTTACCATATTCACCATAATCAATGGCAGCCTGAAGAAGTGAATATCGTTTTCCAGTACAAAGAGTCATATAATACTCTTTTCCATAATCGTTTCTTACACCAAACTGAATTATCTTCATTGGTTTAGTTCCTCTGCGAGTTGTAGCATATCGCTTTTATCCAGAACAATCCTACCGTCTTGTGCATTATAAGATTGAATATTTTCTGCAGCAATAAAAAGAATTGCTGCCACAAGCTTCTCTTCAGTATCGGCACCATTATTTCGATGTTCCCATACTGCATTCATAAACTCTTGTGCTCTAGTAGTCATTGTACTTTACCGTGAATATGACAATCAGCATTAACCCACTTGCGTTCTTCGGGCATTTCTTCATTATCCATTACAGGACACTTGCAACCTTTTTCAACTGCTTCAGGAGATCCAGGAACAACACCATTCCATTCTTGATAAGTCATCGCATCCATTTCCTCATCAGTATATTGAGGATTATCAGGTTGTTCAAGACGTGACAGTTTTGCTTTTAGGTCATAAATTTCATCCTGCATCTCACGAAATTCTTTAGAATATTCTTCAGAAAGTTTGAGTTCAAACTCTTCAGCAACCTTTTTCATTTCTTCTTCACTACGCATATCATTAAATGCAAGCGAACAAGCACCTTTCATAATACCGATTTCATTGTGCCCCATTGTGCGGGCAACAGTTCCAAAGAAACGGAAGAGTTGAATGGTGTTAATGTCTTCGCAGGGAATCTCAAAAGTATAATGCTCTTCTGGAAGAGTTTCATCATCATAGATTCCAGATGAATAACTTGGAGTCCATTCGGTATCAAAAGAAACTTTGAGGCGTGCTTTGTACATAGTGAAGGTGTTTCAATACAGATACTATAAAACCCTTGACTGCGAAAGTCAAGGGTCAGTGGACAGTTCAAAAACTGTACTCTTGCCACTCATCAATAGAAGTATTACTTAAGACAAACTGCATTTTATTATAAGGTGCTCTCGGTTTTCTTATTAGTTTCATACCAGTTTGTTCTAAAAAAGTATGACCTTTTTTAGTATTACAAGAACTACAGGCAACTACAAGATTTTCCCAAGTATCTTCACCCCCACGACATCTTGGAATAACGTGGTCAATCGTAAGTCTTTTTGTTGCACCACAATACTGACAAGTATGATTATCTCTTTTATAAATCATTGCTCTTGATGGTTTTTGAGCAATAATTTTAGAAAGAGGGACTTTCACATAATCCAAAAGACGAATAACACGATTTGATAGAACTTGTGCTTTCTCTTTTAGAAGTAAAACAATTGCTCTTTTCCAGCTTGTAATATTAAGAGGTTCAAAAGAAGAATTTAATACTAAAACTGTTGTATTTGGTTGTATTTCAATTTTAGTCATACCTTTTAAGAGGTTCACATTAATATCTATAGCAAGGAACTCTTACTCTTTCTCTCCAATATCTCACGTATCCAGGGTTCAATCTATCACCAGGAACATATTCTTCGCGATAAACAATTTCAGTGCATATTGGTTCTCTATAATAAACTCTTGGTTCAAAAGGTTCCCAAAACTCTTTCCAAGTTATGGCATTTGCAGGAAGAGTGATAAATGGTAGAAGTAAAAGAAAATATTTCATCAGTCACGTTGTCTCCAATCGTCTGGTTTATCTCCAGTGAAGAAATCAATAATATCATCAGCACCATTAAATCCAGTGCGATGATTTGATGGATCTGGATCACCTAAATCCAATGCGTTCATAAAGTCATCTAAACTTCCTTCTTGCATATCAGGATTTGCAGCGCGGCGTCTTGCTTGTCTCAAAAGTGTTGCAGCACTTCGATTTGCTTTTGCAAGTTTTTCTGCCCATATCATTTCTGACAGTTCAACACTTTCACCTTTTACAATCTTATTACAAATCTCTTCTAATCTCAACCGATACTGCGTGGAGAGCATATGTATTATTCAGATAATGATTATTTATTTCTTGATTCTAACTCTTTCATTAACTCCTTTGCAAGTTGATTTGAGCGTTTCCACATCAAATACTTTACAATAGGATTTGCTGGATTATGAACAATCCACCACTTTGTCTTTTCGTATTGAACTCTTGCTAGTTGAGTGAGCATATAAAATGCCCTCGCTACGGATTGATCAGTAACAATCAAGTAAGCAATACAAAAGAAAATCGTAAGATATATGTATGTAGAACTCATTGCCTCAGTGTTTTGATATACTGTAATACTTGTTCACGAACTGCCATGAGTTCATTGTAACACTTTTGATTGTGAGCACAGTTACGAAGTTCAGGATCAGGTTTCAATACACTTTCCTCAAAAAGAGTTAGTCCTCGATTCCATTTGTCAATTTGAGTTTCTTCAGTCATTTTTTACTACTTTAACGGGACAAGAGGGGACAACTTTTCGGATTTCGTGAATGATTTCAGTTCTTTGAAGTTCGGTCAATCCTACAACTTTAGTAAGACGATGAATTAAATTCAATGCATCGCTGCAGCTGATAATGGTTGCAGTGAGAAGTACAACCATAGTTTTCTCCTATTCTACTACTATTTAAGGTAGTTCATAAAATGTTAATAATTAGTCCCAACTCACGTTTTCTAAAAGAACTCCAGGCATCACTATTGTCCAACCTGTCCCACCCATTTTATATTCCCATTTGTATTCATATTTGTTGTGACTATCCCAAGTTACAAATCCCTTTTCTTTATCAAAACGCGATTTAATAGTTAGTGCAAAGCGATTAGAAAAGATATTACGAGTACGTAGAGCACCATTCGGTTCTCGTGTCTCAATCACTACACAAGTATCATCATAAAATTCTTGATCTTTTTCAATTCCACATGCAGTTTCATAGCGGAATGGACGATATGTTTCCTGTGCAAAAACAGGAGAAGAAAAGAACAGTGCAGCAAGAACAATCAGTTTTTTCATCCAACAACCCTCCAACAAACGACAGCGTTACCTTTTTTTACAGACTGAATGTGTGCAAAAGCAGCATAAGACAAATCTAGATCAGCATGAGAATACGGTCCGCGATCATTAACACGAACGATAACTTGTTTGCCGTTATCTTGATTGGTTACCCGTATGCGTGAACCCATAGGTAGATAAGGATGAGCTGCAGTCCAAGAATAAGCATCAAACCGCTCACCGTTCGCAGTAACTTTTCCATGAAATCCGTCTCCTACTCCATAATATGTAGAAATTCCACAAGTCAGTGCAGCAATCAATCCAATCATTTAATCACCTCCCAATGAGGGTCGTTCTGTTTATTCATCCAAAAGCAGTAACGACGATTGATAGAAACAACAAAGAACTGCGTGTCATTTTCTTGTTCCACTTCCATTGCGTGAAGAGAATCCATAATGTTTTTAAAACGATTGACTGCTTTCTTAGATTTTGGTTGAACGTTGATGAGTTTTTTCTTGGTTTTCATCATTTTTTCATTTACTTAGTAATCATAGCACTAATTTTTCTCTTCGGGACTTTGATGTGACACTTTTTTAAGTGGTTTAACAACGTTATGCCAGTACCATTTACTATATTCGTTTCTTTTTTCTTTATTTTGATCCCTACCACGTTTCCATAACTCTTTTAGATAATCTTTATTTTCTTCTTTCCATTTTTTAATTTTATTTTGATTGTTTGCTCTCCATTCTTTCATATATTCTTTTTTTCTTTCTTTTATTTTTTGTTGATATTCTCTATCCCTTTTTCTTTTTGCCTCTCTTTTTTCTTCTTCTGTAAAATATTTTTTATTATGTCTGATATCAGTTCTATTTTTAGCAGCAATACTTTGTTTCTTTTTTGTTTCTTCTGATGGACTAAATCCTCTCACTCCTTCACCACCTACTGTAGAGTTATATCCATTATTGTAAGTGTCATAATAATCAATATAAAAAATTTCCTGTTCATTTAAAAAATTAACATCATATTCTTCTATAATTCCATAGATAAACAAACTCCATCCATATTTTCTCACAGCACGATAAAATTTATTATCAATACCTTTTTTACAATGTAGTTTATGTTGCGCCTTTCTTTTTCTTTCAACTATTGTTTGCCCTATGTATTTTTTACCCGTAGGAATACAATGATAGCAGTAAATTACTCCTTTCATTTCTACTCTATTGAACCGCAAAAATATTTATATTAAAAAGGAGGGACTTTCACCCTCCTCCTGAAGATTGCGGTTCAACAGGTAATAGTATTTAGAGTATCTTTAATATATTCTTTTCAACCTCCACAAAGGTCATTGTACAGAGTTATCAGAGTGATGTCAAGTAGTCAAGATACTCATTAAAGAGTACTTCTTCCATTTGGAATGCTTGATGTTCCCAGGGTTGATCTTCATAGTCCGTCTGAGAGAAGTCTATGCCCCTCCAGTACCTCTTTCCATACTTATCCTTTAGAGCACCCATAACGTGCTGATAAACGTGCCAGAGTTCGTGCAGGAGGGTTCTGGTGTAATGGTCAACATCCATTCGATTGTGTAATTCAATCTCAAAGGATCTTGGACGATAATCACAATCAGCAACTCCTACCCAACCATAAACACCATCTCTCAACATTCCACGATGATTAACTACAATTTCAAGTTTGTGCTTAGGTAAGTGCTTGTCAATAAACCAAGTTACAATGTCCTCACAACGACGCTTGCTATAGTTGTACCCACTGATGTATAATGTAAGCATCAGAATAGTGCCTTTAATGCTGCTTCGGATACTTTAACACCCCAGTGGATCACCCAGATAAAGGATGTGACAAAAATCAATCTGTCTAGGTTGGAATACCTCATCGGTTTTCGTGTGTCTCCACCTACTATAAAACCTTCCAGGTCGGTTCTGGAAGGTCAGTGGACAGTTTTTGAACCGTCTATCTTGACATATCGTTTGCACAGTGTGATCTTTGACCATCAGCTAGAACATAGTGAAAAAAGATCTGATGATAATAAAGTCCTTCTTTTTCTACTCTCTTACCATACCAAGTTCTCTTATATTCTGTGGGCATTGGATCTCTCCAATGAGGTCTTTCACATCCTTTATAAATCATCCCATCGCCAGCACCAAGAACTACAGAACGATTTTCACCTCTTTTTGTGATGGTTGTTTTTTTCTCATCTTCATAAATGTCTGGAGTTTTAATCCAAATAGGCCAAGGTTCTTCAAGATTTGTACTGATATGAGTTGTTACTGAAATTTCACAAGCATCACGATCTGCATGTCTTGTTAATTCTTGTCCTGGAAAATAAAAACGATCATAATAATATGTATTATAAAGTTTCTTACCAATAAGTTTTTCTAATTTTAAACGAATACCCGAATGAATTGAACGATATTGTGGATGCCAATAACAAGCAAGAGATCCTTCTACTTGCATTTCCAATTCTTGATATGTAAATTGATCTAACCGTTTTCCCCAATAGTTAATCTGTCCCCGTTGTTCTGGAACATCGCGATAAAGTTCTTTTGGATCCCATAGATTTTTTACAACCAAGTATCCATCTTTTTCAAACTGTTCATTATTTGTTTTTGAAGTTCCAGTGTTTTTCCTCTCTTGGTAGAAGAGTTGCTCCTCTGTCATTTGCTCTGCCATATCACTTCCAACGCGAACCGCATACCCACCCAACCAAACTCTTACGGGTTCCTTTAGTTACTTTAAGGACACGATGTTGAGTTCTTGAATCAAATACAATTACAGTTCCTCTTTTTCTTGGAGCAAAATAAGACTTACCATCCTCCGCAAGAAGTTGAAGATTTCCTCCCTCATAATCATCAGGATCTGAAAGTTGAACAACAAAAGAAAGTTTTCTTACAAGTTCAAGATTTTCATTTAGATAATCTTGTGCTCTTCCTTCGTGATGATTTCCAACAGATACTGGTTTATATTGTCCGGCAATACCTGCATCATTGTGCCACCCATAAAACTCACCAACATCATATTGAGTGAACTGCATACTTTCACCGTCAATATTTCTTATATCATAAAGAAAGTTTTCACGATTTGCTCTTTCAATATAATGCCAAACAAATCCTGCAGTCCAATGATTTGTTGGAACCCAAGCATTTTTTGAATTTCTTTTATCGCGATTGAGAGCATCTCCCATTAGTTTGGAGTCTCCCATTTGTTGTTGGAAATTATCTGTTAAATCTTCTTCGATTGTTTCTATAATTTTTTCAGGGATATCGCTGAAAAACCATATGCTCTGGTACGCCAAATTTCAATCTCCTTATAATCTATTCATCACCATTATATAGCAACTTTTTAGGAATGTCAAATAATTTTTTGAACTTCTACAATGTCTCTATAAAATTTTCTATATCCTAATTTAACATTATAAATTCCGCTGTATTTGTAAGAAGATTCCTTACAAAAATCCATAATATTATCAACAATTATTTCTCTACCATCAGCAAAAATAATCTTATGAGGTCTTGCTTTTGCTTTACTCACATTTCTCTTATGTTCTTCAGTACACTTTTTACCTTTATGAATTGCACTTATTTTTGCTCTAGTTTCTGCACTTGCTTTCTTACCAGTATTACTCACAGCAATCTTATCATAAATCCATCTAGGTCTGGTAACTCCTTTCATTCTTTCACTTCTTCTTTTTCTTTCCTCTGGAGAAACTATGTATCCAGAAGATCCATCACCACCATCACTTTTATTTCTTAAAATACCAGTACTTAAATCAATTCTACCAAACATTAGAATATAAAGTTTCTCTAACAGGAATGCTTCTTCTTCTGTTAAATCTGCTTTGATTATTCTAACTCTTGATTTGTCTCTTGGTGGTTTAACTTCTTTTGGTCCTTTTGTATATGCTCTTTTACCAGAACCTTTACCAATATAATAAGGACTATAATCCTCTCTTAAATACGAATAAACGTAATACATTTCTACTCTAAATGGGTGGTTAGTATTATTTATATTAAAAAGAAGGGATTTTCACCCTCCTCCTGAAAAGAACCACCCATTCAGGTAATATTATTTAGTATAAAAACCTCAAGTTGTAGTTTTTAATTGCCACTCTTGAGTTTCTTCATTCCATTCATAATAACTTCCAGATTCTATTTGTTCTTCTGTAAGTTCTGGTTCAGGTACTGGAGGTTCCCACTCATAAGTTTCTGTATTTAAAGTCCAAGAAGGATATGGTTGAGGAAGTAAAAATACATCGTGTTGATTATCATAAACCATTCCAATACCAGCATAACGACATCTAAAATTATTATTATACGATGTTTGAATCCAATTTGTTAAATGTCCATGAACAGACTTAAGAAACTGTATTCCAACCTCTTCACTTTCATTGCCATTTTCATCAAGAATATCTTCGTTTCTTACAACAGATACTCTTAAAATTTCGTTATTGAAACCAATTTGAGCGAAGTGTGCCATACAATTTTACCTCCTTATTCTGGATATTGGATAATTACAATGCCCGAACCACCGGTTCCACCTAATGGACTAGGACCACCTCCCCCGGCACCACCACCAGTGTTTGCAGTTCCAGATCTTCCAACTGCCGGTGCTCCAGCACCACCACCTCCACCCAAGGGGGCAGTTCCTCCAGGAAAACCTCCTCCTCCACCAGCAAAGTATCTTCTTCCTACTAATGGACCAGGTGTTCCGTATGCAGGTGGTGATAGAACCGAATACCACCCAGTGCCTCCTACTAATGGACCACCTGGAGATAGCGAGGCACCACCACCTGCACCACCACTAACAGCTGCTGGGAACGCAACTGGCCCACCATTATTGCCTTGAGTTCCACCAGAAGGAGTGTTTGGTGTAGCAATCCCGTTGCCACCGCTGCCTGGAGTAGCGGGTTTAGCACCACCACCACCTGAACCACCCGATCCCCCCGTATATATTGTGGCAGGAGGATTCGCATTGGCCCCTCCTCCACCACCATACGCTATAATTTGAGTAGGACCTACGGCACCAATAGTCGTCGGATTTCCAGGTGAAGCTGGAACTCCAGCCGTTCCACCAGGACCTCCTCCAAGTCCTATCGAAACCGGATATGGTCCAGGACCCACTGGATATTGTTCGCCAACTCGTACAGAATATCCAGGATTCCACGGATGCGCTTCAGGAATAACAGTTGGAGTAGTCTCGGAGGATTCAATAGAAGTCACAAATCCACCACCGCCGCCGCCTCCACCTGTTGTGGGGGCAGGAGTTCCACCACCACCACCTCCTCCACCAACAGCAAGATAATCAATCCATTGAAGTGTTGGGTCAGTGACAGTAAAATCACCAGGAGAAGTAAAGATATGTCTCCATACTCCTGGATGATTTGGGTCAGTGCTGGGTTCTACTATTCCACCAGTTGCTCTAGAATATGGTGCATTTTTTTTATATCTTATACAGACAATTCCAGACCCGCCGGCATAACCGGGAAACGTTCCACCGAACCCACTGCTACTGGGAGAAGTTCTGTATCTAGGACTCGGAGTTGGTCCGCCGTCTCCACCAGCCGCATATCCATAGGATGAAATAAAAGAGGCGGTGGTGGCAGGCACCGCCTTGCCAACAATGTCCGATGGGAAATTAGGTTCAATTCTTCCGGGACCACCAACACCACCAATTGGCGCCGGACCAGTAGATCCTTGTGAACCGGGACCCCCAGCTCCTCCTCCGCCTCCACCTGCATAGTAGCTGAGTGGAACGAATGCTACTCCAGGTGCTCCAGGGTATCCTTGCCTGGGAATTGTTGATGGACTGTTTCCAGTGCCGCCGGCGCCGGCGGTGAAGCCATCACCACCCCCACCACTTCCACCAATATAACTACTGCCACCTCCTCCACCAGCGGCAATTATCGAAAATGCCGAGGAAGGGCTTCCAGTTCCCGGTGAAACGGGCGGTCCACCCGCACCGACGACTATGGGATAGGATCCAGGGGCATTAGATACTACAGTGCTCCCAGATAAAAATCCACCACCGCCGCCACCTCCTGTACTGAATGGAGAACTAACCCTACCCCCACCACCAGCAACAATCAAATAATCAACACTATCAATTGCCGCAGGAGGACGATTGACCGTAAAAGTCCCAGTACCAGTGAAGATGTGGTAAATGTATCCATCACCACCATCAATAATCGTTCCACCAGTTGCATAATTTCCTAAACCGGGTGCATTCTCAAAAGTATAAAACTCACGGTTCTTACCGCTTGCTTTATATCTTGTTGCTGGGGAGTTTGGTGCCCAATTACCATTATTAGAACTTTTCCCTGCCATTTATCAAGCCTCCTTATCGCCAAGAATTAAAACATTAACAGCATCTGTTGTACTCGTATTAGCAATCTGGATAGTATCGTTATTATTTACTAACGTAATAGGATATGCAAGTTCAAAGAAATAAGTATCTACTGGTTGAATTGAAAGTTGTGCTAATTGGTTAATAGAACTTGCAGTTCCAGCAGAACCACCAGAATTTGGGACAATATGAATTTTTACAGTGCTTGAGTTAAGTGTATCAATATTATGAACGATTATAGAACGAATATAAGTAGTCTTTCCTGAACCAACAGTATAAACGGTTGCAGTAGTTCCTAATGCAACTCTTGTGACCGTTCCTAATCCTACCTTTTGTAAAGCCATTATATCTTTATATTTTTTGAGTATTTATGCGAATAACATTACTTCTAAAATATCTAATGCAGCACCACCACCAGTAGCAGTGGAGTTAATAGTAACTTGTCCTGTAGAACCAGAAACCGTAATATTGGTTCCAGCAACAATAGAAGTTACAATACCAGTTAAGTTAGTTCCAGAACCAGTTGTAGTTAGATAAGTGCTACTATCAACACTACCATCAGCCTTTAAGAATTGACTTGATGTTCCACCAGACTTCACGAATGAAGTAGCAGTAACAACACCAACAGTAATATTAGGTGTTCCAGTTAATCCTTGTGCGACTGTTGCAATACCAGCAGTTGAAGCATAACTTACATTGATATTATAAGTTCCTGATAATCTTGCAGAATTGATAATACCAGTAGTAATATTTGCCGCATCAGCAAGGTTTGTTGCAGTAGTAGCAGTGCCTGTAAGATTTGCAGTAATTGTACCAGCACTAAAATTACCCGATGGATCACGAGCAACAATGGTTGATGGTGTGTTTGCATCAGTTGCATTGGAGGTTACTGTAAATGTAGAGGAACCAGATTGGTTTGCAGTGAATGTAGCAGAACCAGAAAGTCCAGTTCCTGAAACAGCAAGAGAAAGTTGCCCATTATTTGGAGCAACAGTTGTTACACCAGTTACAAGTCCCTTTGCATTAACAGTAATTGATGGAATTGCTCCTGCATCACCATAAGTTCCAACATTACTATTAACAGTTGCTAGTGTTGTTACTGTGTTATTAGAAGAAACATCACCAGAAAGATTGGGAATATTAGTTGTTGATGTTGCAGTTCCTGAAAGAGCACCTACGAATGTAGTTGCAGTAACAACACCAGTAAAGTTTGCATCACCAACGACTGATAGTTTTGATGTTGGATTTGTGGTTCCAATACCAGCATTACCACTAGAAGGATTATAAACAAGTAATGATGTAGCACCTAATCCGGTAGTAGATCCAAATGAAGTTGCATAAGGAATTAATAGATTGGAGTTTGTAGTATTTGTTGAAATTGAAACACTACCAGAAGCAGTAATTCCTGTTAATTGAGATCCATCACCTCTAAATGAAGTTGCTGTTACTACACCAGTAAAGTTTCCATCACCAGTAACAGTAAGTGTTGATGTTGGATTTGTGGTTCCTATACCAACAGAACCAGAAACATAAGCACCACCAGTAACTTGAAGTAGTTGTGATGCTGTTCCCGTAAGACTTGCAGTACCAGGAAGAATAAGAGGACCACTACCCTTTAAGACCATCAAACTATTAGATGATGCCAAGAATTGGAAATCATCACCAACAGCAGAATTTTTAAATGTTAATGCACCATCTTGATATATTTGACTAAATCTACTTGGAACACTTTTGTTGTATAATCTAATCGTTCCAACACCAACATCCAAAGTATCTTGTGGATTTGTGGTGTTGATACCAAGATTACCGGCATTTGAAATTCTTACTTTTTCGGTGGAGTTTGTGACAAAAGTATAAGTTCCAGCGGTATCATAATTTGAAAATCTGAATATATTTCCAGCACCTACATCGAGATAATATCCAGTATTCCCATTAGCATATTCAAATGCAACCTCACCACCTTCATTGGGTTGATATGCTTTTAATCTTAAGAAACTTCCAATACCAACACCATTACTTCCAGTTGTTGTAATAATGCCAGAAGCAATATTAATATTATTACTAAATGTGGAAACACCAGCAACTCTTACATTACCAACAATATCTAAAGAAACTTGTGGATTTGTGGTTCCTATACCAAGATTTCCAGCATTAGTAAAAACTAACTTACCAGCACTAGATTCCGCTTCCAATAAAGCAAAACTATTAATACTTCCATCATTTGAAATTCTTAAGGTTGCCCCACTAGTCATAGTGGGTATTGTGCCATCATCAGTAATTAAAGCAACAGGTCTATTGGCAGCAGGAGCACCTTGAGAAACAAATAATTTTATTCCCTCACCATTAGTATTACCAACACCAAGATTACCAGAAACATAAGCACCACCAGATACTTGAAGTGGTTGTGAAGCAGTACCTGTGGTTGTTGCAGTACCAATAAGAAGATTAGTTGGTGATGGAATAGTAACTGTACTTGCAGCACCAGCAACAGCAGAACCAACAGTGATTAAAGTTCTTGAACCAGCAAGACCACCAGTTCCAAGGTTGATTGTCTTTTGAGTTCCAGAGGCATTAGCACCTGCTTGAATGTTAGTGGTTTGTGAAGCTGTTGATAAACCAACAGTCATTGTGCCCGTTTGAGCAGCAGCACCAATCGCAAGTGTTCCTGTGGTTTGACCACTCGCCATTGTAATGTTAGTGGTTGTATTACCACCAAGAAGTGTTGTTGCATTATTACCAGCGGAAATGCTTCCACCAGAAACTGTTATATTTCCAGTTATTGTTGTAGAACCGTCAACTTGGATATTTCCTTGAGTTACAATATTAGTATCAAAATGAGCAAGTCCTTTTACATATAACTTATCCTTTACTCTTGTCTCATTATTCAGAACAATCGAAGAAACACTTGAAATACCACTGGAAGCAATCTCAATTGCTGGTGTATTTGTTGAATATTGAAATACCCTATCACCACTACTATCAGAACCAACAATATAAGCAACATTTTGTTCTGGTATTACATG